ACGGAATATGGTGAACGAGTAGGTGAGGCACGCCAGTCTCGACGATATCTTCTTCGCGTCCTGTCGGCACCCTTTCCGCAATCTTGTAAACTTGCAACGGGTAGCCCCATTTCGTATCGATGCCGCCTTCAAACTCGATTAAACGGTAGCGTTCGTAAATGATATAGCCGGGAATGTGTCGCTCTACGTTAAGGAACGGCTTTTCATCGCGCTGTGATACGACATATTCAACCGTCGCAATGTTAACCGCCTTGAACGACTTCACATTCCCGCGTGAAATCTCCGGAAAGACGTTCTCTGCGCTGATGTGCTCGATAATCGGCTCCATTACGACATTTGCCGGCAGCGAACCGCCTAGCTTCGTAACTTCCGAAAAGTCCTGACGATACCCATACCGCGTCTTAATCCAAGCGTCCCCACGATAGCCGTTACCAGTCGCGCTTTCGTGTACCAATTTAACCAAATCGTTCTCTTCGACATATCGATTAACCGCCTTTTGTTGGTCGCTATTGTCCGGAAGGCCTGATTCAAAGCTCGGAGGCTCTCCGACAAGCAAATCGGCTGGCTTCGTCACCAGGATATCCGCAATATTGACCGCGATATATAATTGCGCCAATTGATCCGCATGTGGCGTATCTTTTAATAACTTCGACGCCCGCTCGTATACTTCGAATTGTTTTCCTTGAAACAACTTCTTCAACCGCTTGTACTTCGAAATGCGTTCTCGGTCGGCAAGAGGCGGAAACTCCTCGCCAGGCTGGAACGAATTATAAGTGTAAACCGTTGCGCTTTCGTTTAGTTTTTCTTGCTCCGCTTTACTTTTAAATCCTAGCAAGTCGCGCACCTCCTCCGTTATTTGTCGTTAAGTAAATCGTCAAGTTCTGCCAGTTCGCTTTCTAAGTCGGCGTTGCTGCGTGATCCGCCCGCTTCTTCCGTAACTGTGATTTGCTTTTCCGTTAGCAAACCGAATCTGCGCATGAATAAATCAATGGCTTTCACACTCGGCTGAGAACCGCTAATAAGTTTCATCATTTGTCCGTATACGAACGCTCTCTTTTCGCTAAGGAAATCGTCGGCAAGTGCGTTCTTATATTCGATAAATACGGGATCCTTCGTTTTCCACTCCCATATCGACTTTGAAGTAACGCCGACCTCTTCCGCGATATCTTCCTGAGTCCGCTTTTCGCCAGTCTCGCGTAGTTCATTTTCGACCAATAAGTAGGCCGCTTTGCGTTTTCTTGCGTCTAATTTCGCCTCTAACGCCTTTAATCGTTTTGACATTGTTATCACCTCTCCTTTTATAACCACGTAGGTTTCTTTGCGATTCTTGATTTCGGTTTAAAGATGCTGTTAACCGCCTGCTGGCAACTATCGAGTAGGTCATCATGATCTCCGAACGGGTATTGCGCCATTTGGTCAATTAGCATCGTATGTCTGTCGTTAAGTATCAGCGTCTTATTGTGAAGAATCGGCTCCAGCGACTCAATCCGCTGCTCCTTACTGCTTCCGTGCCCTTTTACGTCGTTTATGCGACATTTATAGACGCCTTCAACCCGCGCCTTCTCTTGTAACTGCCGATAAAATTCGTGGTAAGCGTTAATCGTCTCAACGCTAAAAATCCGCACGTTAAATTTCTTTATCTTCTCGATACAGACGTCGATTAATGTGTGCGGCTGCTCTTTCGTTGCATACTCGTCGAGCACAAAAATTAAGCCGGTAGGCGCGTGCTTACCGACGATAATAATAGCGTTATAATCCGACCGCTTGTTCTTCCCCATTGCGATATCCCATGCGCCGACAATAAATAAATCGCTCATCGGAATATTTTGCTCTTCGTAAACAACAAACGCTCGATTATTTTCGTAGTAATAATGGTACTTCGCGTATTGCTCCGGAAAGAAGAACTGCTCGTCTTCCGAAAAGGCGAGGTTCCGATACTCCGAATTGTATGCCCGCGTGCCCATGTTGACCTTTTCGTGCATGAGCGCTCGATAAGACCACCGCCAAGGCCACGCCAGGACGACGCCTTCTTCTAGCGATTCGCGATTGGCTGCGTAGAACTCGTCGACTTCTTCCATCGACTCTGACCGCGCATATACTTCGCAATATTCGTCCCATAACTTCGGATTGACCGGCTCGCTAATGACCGCGCCGTGAAACGAACTCTTAAAATCCTTCCGCTTCAGCACGTGATTCAATAGACCGGTCGCGCTGACCATCGTACCGACAAGCACAATCGCCGTCGCTTTCGACCCGATCGGCACCACGACCGAGTTAAACCAGTGGACCAACTTTTCCCGCGCTTCCTTCGTGCCTTCGTTGTTCATCGAGGACGGGTCGTCAATAATAACGAGGTCAGGACGGACAGCGCCGTGTCGCTTACCCCGGAGTTGCTTGCCGGATGATGACGCTTCGACTAGCGTGTTTGATGTCGTGATAAACGCCTCTTCGTTGTCCTTTTCGTTCTGCTGATTGCGTTCGTGAAGGAGGATGCCGAAATCTTCGCGCAACTTAGCATTAAATTTCAACTGCTTGTTAATCCATCCGATTAATTTCTTCGATAAGGAATCCGTCTCCGAAATAATTAGAACGTAGTTACGACGGCGAAACACGACTTGGTGAAGTGGAAATCCGTTCGAGAATACGCCTGACTTACTGTGACCCCGCGCTGCCGCGATTGCTAGGCGTGCGTTGCGTTCCTTTTCGTTTACATAGTCGCAATGGTCGAAAAACTCACGATGGATGGGTGCCGTCTTTTCTAACGGATCGTGTGGCGTTCCGTCTTCGGAGTTCCTAATAACGTTATCTTCGTTTTCCGGATTTCCTTGGTCGCTCAGATACTCGTAATTAAAATACGCGAAATCAACTTCGGCGCGATGAACACGCTTGAGCTTCGCCAGTTCCGCCTTATCCTTGCGAAAGGTATCGATATGATAATCGGTAGCTTTGCCGGCTTTGATGACGGATGCCAGCTTCGTTACACGTTCGGTCAATAAGTCGATTCGTTCTGCGCGTTGCTTACGGTCGAGCCATTCCGAGTTGATATACGCCATGATTGCGCTCCTCCTTCCTTTGGTCTTTGCGTGAGATTCGTTATGTATGTGGGCGCTTGCTCATCCGCTAGGCAACCGGTTGAGTTACGCCCCGAGTTCGAAAAATTATGCGCTAATTTCGAACGTCTAAATCCCTGAATTTTGGACGGGCGCTTGGGGGATCGGACGTTCGCCTTTTCTTCCGTATTTTTATTCAATACGTTGTATCTAACGATTGTATAACGATGAATACTTATACAAACATAATTACGTAAAATAACGATTTGACGTAATAATACGCAGCACAAACGCAGTCATATCAACGTTTCTACATTACGCCAGCCCGACCGCCATGCACGTTCTTATACATCGGCATACTGGCGCGGTTATCTCCGGCATACACTGGCGTTATTTCCCACCGTGATTGCATAACGAATGAGCTGCGATAGACCTGCGAAATGTATAGCGGATGCATACGGATCATAGACCCCGTGAGTTCGGGACGGTCGTCTCCGGCAGGCGAGCCGTGCTGATGATTCGGCGTTACTGTCGCTATGCTTATCGGATACCCTAGCGCTACCCTCGGTACACTATACCGCCATGCCATACGGTTAGATAGGCGGTAGGCATACGGATTATAGGGCGGCTTGCTTACGCTATATTACCGGGCTTATTCCGCCAGATACCGAGTTTCTTCTATATAGATATATCTCCGTTATATTAGCGTAATAGTATGCGTATATCATTCCGTATTCATATACGGTTTATCTATCGCAGATCATTCCGTATTCGTTGCGTTATATGTATTACGGAATATTACCTCTTCAATTAATACGATACAAAACTACGTTAATGTTGACGTTTATCATTCCGCATTCATAACCGTCTGGTCTTACGACCCTAAAACCTTGTAGTCCGGCGCTGCCGTCCTACTACTATCACTTTATCGATGTTCTTTAGAAGCGTAAGCAATAATAAAGAATCGTGGCGACGAATGAGCGGTAGCGAATGAAGGCGCAAGGTACTAAAGATTAAGATATAAGTTGGAATTTCAAAGTTGAAAAACGGAGGAAAACGGAGCATTTGCGAGGAAAACGACGAAAAACAGCCGAAAATGAAAGGTCGCGAATTTACCGATAGACCCCCTAAAATGACCGCGAATTTACCGATAGCTTTTTCGTTGTGGTATAATCGTATTAATAAAGGAAGGTGATCCGCCAATGGAACGTAAAATCGTCAAATACGGAAACAGCCTCGGAGTCAGAATTCCATCGGCGTTATTAGAAGCGTTAGGCGTTGCGCTGGATGATACGGTGGAAATGGAGTTTGACACGCGGTTGAAAGCGATTATAATAAAAAGTAAATCGACGACATCCAGCGGTGACTACCTCGAGAGAGTAGTACGGGACATCGTCGATCGTTATTTATCGGAAAGGGGCTTGTAGCGAAGCCTCTTTTTTATTCCGCGTCTACTGCCGTGCCAACCGCATCAATTTCTTCCTGGCTCATCGGCTGGTCCACATCAGTGTCGGCTTTAACCTTCTTCACAACGTCACCATGCGCTTTAACCTCCGCATTGGCTTTAACCATTTCGCCCTCTAGCTGCGTTACGTGCTTGTCGGCTTCCTTGGCCTTTTCTTCCGCCCATCTTAGTGTAGATTCAAGGCTGGCGATCTTCTT